ATTTTTCGACAGGACGATCAAAAGAGTCCTTTGTAATGTCGAAACCTGCGCCGATGCCCATGTTACGGATAGCCCACTCAATACGACGCTTGAGACGCTCAGATACGTAAAGGACTACACCATCACCATCTGGGCTGTTCATATTGTCAAGCAACTGCTGGATAAACAACATCATGTTGTTAGCAAGAGCAGAAGCAGACGTTGCAGTTGTAAGGTCTACACCAGCAGCGTTAACCGACATTTCAGCAGGAATGTCGAACTGATCCGGGTTAGCCAAACGATAACGAAGTCCAGGAAAACAATCAACATCGCCCGACGCTGCCGTCGGGTCATTGTTAATAAACTTCGTGTTGAAATCGTAAGCAAACGACTCCATAAAGATCTGGACCTGAGCTTCAATAGGATCAACAATGTTGTTAGGTTGATCAAGAAGTACGTGGTCCACCTGGATCTTGTTACGGATCAGGTACATGGATTCTTCGTACTGCTTTGGCTTACCCTTAGAAACCGTTGGTTCCTCGTTGACGGTTGCCCAGTTAATGGTCGGAAGCGAACCTGTCTGGTTCGTAAACCGAACGCCAACTTGGCGAAGCGATGGCGAAGAAGTAAGCGGGATGTCCTTAAGAGCATTCCACGTCTTGTGAAGAGCCTTGGTAATTTCCTTTACCAGAGGGTCGTTGCTGATAATTGCCTGATCGGCGAGTGTAAGAGCCTGGGTATCAAGCAGGACTGCACCAGATGCGATTGCCATTTTGTTCTATTCCTTATAGAGTTCCACGGCCCCGTTGGATACCAAGTAGTGCAGCAAAACCAGATGGTCTATTCTGTCCACCACCACCCGTTGGGCCCATTCGGGCGGCTTGCCCTTGGCTTATTGGTTGTGGTGCACGTTGCTGTTTTTTGATGCGACTTGTGATCTCAGGAACCATTGCCTGTGTCAATGTGCGTACTTGTTCGTGGACTGCTTGAGCTGCATAGACTGGATCAACACCAGCTTGAATCAAGTTGTCAACCAACACTTCTGCACGAGCTGCCAGTGGATATGCTTGAAAAGCAGCTTCACGCTGCTGATACATCATATATTCCTGGACTTGTTGCATCTGCCGTTCATAACCCATGCGAGCTGATTCAGCTTCATACTGGGCTTCTGCGACGGCTGGATCCAACAGTTGCGAATCTACGAGCTGCTGATACCGTTGACGAACCGCTTGGTCTTCTGCTGCTTGTCGTTGTTGTTCAAGTGCAGCATCTACCTGTGATGCGTCTGTGTATCCCTGCTGCTCAAATTGTTCGATAACGCGACCCCATTTCTGGAGTTTTGTTTCATATTCCTCTGCTTGTCGGGCTCGCTCGTTTACCTCGCGGAACCTTTCATAGGGCACAGGATTTGGTTGCTCAGAATAAGCTTCCGCTTCCGAATGACGTGGTTGTGATTCTACTCCAAGGATGTCATTGACAATATCGTCGTAGTTATCATCGTCTTCGTACTGATCGAACTGATCCGCATCTTGACCTTCTTGCTCGCTTATCGCCCATTGCGAGTTATCTTCAGAACCGGCGGCGTTCTGAATAAAGTCTGATACAGCGTTCCCCAAACCACCTGTCTCGCCCATCGCTACGGCTGATGAATCCGTAGTTCGTGTCATCATCTCATCAGGCATTAAAACAAGTTCTCCTTATTCTAGCACACCTATTTTTTAGATTTCGCCACTGCTGGCTTTGTAGGTTGTGCGTTCTCCTGATCACTGCCCCCAGCGATCATGCTTTTACTCAGGTCAGCAATTTGCTTCGCTGCGTATTCATTGTTAGTTAGCTCAGATTTTTGTGCTTGCTTCTGCATGTCAAATTGACCTTGCATCTGCATCATCTGAGCTTGTTTCTCCATATCAATCTGAGCTTTCATTTGTTCAGCTTCAGGGTTAAATATCTTTTGTTGTTCAAGCTGCAACTGCATTTGTTGCATCTGTTGTGCTTGCTCCTGCATTCCTTGCTGCTTTTGCTGTTGCATTGCAAGGTTCTGCAATATGTCAGATGTCTCCGGCAACTGCAACATGCGTATTACAAGAGCATTTGTCTCTGGGTCTTGCGGGTCTCCAAATAAACCCATCTGACGAAGCAGTACAATCTTCTGCAACTTCTGGTCATCTGATTCACGTTGCGATGAACCTGGAATGTATACAACTCGGTATTGACCACCATCACGAATACTGTCAAACGTAATGATGCCTTGTTGAATCTCGTTCTTAGGATTAACTTGATCATCAACAGACCCGATAAACGGTGCAACTGCAAACTGGTCTACCAGTGCAATCTCCCACTCTTTGATGCGAGCAATCGAAGCTTCGATATCAGCACGGACAAACGAGTGCTGTGTATTATCAGCTCGCTGTAGTAACTTAACTGACTCAGCCGGAGTACCAGCAGCAGCTTGACCTTGACTAACGTCGTGTAGTCCAGCCACGTCCATCATATCTTTTTCAAGGACTTGCAAGAACGGAAACAAGTCTCCGCTGATTCCTGGAGCTCGTTGAATTGATGGAGGGTTACTACCACGGTCATAATAGATCTTGCGATAAATACGACCCTTATCATCAATGTCTTCAGCTGATTGATCAAATGCATCTGCCCCAACACGAGACAAGCGTTCAACCATCACATAGTCTTTGTTCTGCTCAAACTGTTCCAAAGCTCTCGAATAAATACGGTTATACGATTGCTGTAATGGACAAAGGTCAAAGCCAAGACTGTGTCCGTATGGAGTTCCGCTTCGTGGTTGCCAACGTAACGGTATAAAAGGGAAATCATCTTTCTTCTTGTAAGGCCAATCACCAGCATAAAGCAATGCCCGGTTTGTACTTACAATGTAACGCCCTTCTGGATATTGTGATGTAGGCTTTTCCCAATACTCGTAGACAATCGCAGCGTGTTTCTTACTATCAACATTGTTCATACGAGCAGATGAAGGTTGCACCCATCCGTTACCAGATCCGTTTGCACCTTCTAGGTAAGCGTCAACATATCCTGAGTTTTGTCCAGCTATGGCATCTGCGCGAACAGCTTTACCAGCTTCTCCGTAATTATCGACAAACCACGATAGAGGTTTAATTGATGCATGAATGACCCAACGGATGTCATGATCTCGTTGCGCTGTAGGATCCAACAGGATGTTGAAACACGGAACAATTTCTTCCTCTACATCTCCAAGTGGTAGCGATTCATACGCAGTAATCTCACCTGAAGACATATCACGCAAAGGCATGACTACTTCAGATTTAGCATTCCAATAAACTTTTACAAAAGACGTACCTGTTACACATGCCCAACGTACACGTTCTTTAGTTTGAGTTTCGCGATCAAACTTCCTGGTGTAATGCCCTGCAATGAAATTAGCCTCGTCACTAGCTTGTTGATCTTTCGGATTCATTGATAGTGGGACTGCACGACAGTCAGGCGCGACTTGCGTAAGCTTGCCAACTACTCCATCAATAAGTGGTCGCATCTTATTGACTGTGATGTAACGGTTTGCCTCAGACGGATTCTGTAGTTGTACTAGGTTACGTGTTTGACTGTTGATGCGAAACCATTGCCGTCCCTCAAAGAAAGCCAGCGCTTGAGCCCATTCAAGTTCCATTTCCTGGCGAGCTCTGTATGCTGTGTCAAACTGCTCGCGTACATAGTTGTACAAACGGACTGCTTCTTCAGGTTGTTCTTTTGGATCTACACTCCATTGATTACCTTCGTGATCAAGTGTGAGATCCTCCTTGTTAGTAAGCTTCAAATTACCAGTAGGAAATGAACCCGGCGTACCAGTATTATTCTGCTTCTTGAGTGCCAAGACACGAGCTTTTAAATTGGGTGCGCCAGGAAGACCACCCATCCCATTAATGTCTGGAGCCATTATAAGTACTGATCCCTAAGTTTTTCATACTCATCTTGTTGCCAAGATCTCAAACGAATTGTGTGCAAGTTCCACCAGCAAAGCCCGGAAAATACAGCGCAAACAAGCAATAGCAGTATTTGGATAATATCACTGAGCATTAGATAAACCCGTCATCCTTATCTTTGTTCATCCACATTGGTGTCCAAGGTTTAGCCTTATGCGTTTCTGGACAAGTAACAGGAAACTCACGCCACATAACTCCATACCTGAATGAGTCAAGTGCGTGGTCAGACTTAGTTCCTGCATCAAGGTCTTCAGGATCACGGGGGTCAGACATAGCGGCTTCTAACTCACGTATTAGATTAGGGCAAGTACTACGCAAAATACGTATGCGAGGGTAGACAACTCCATTGGTAACACGCTTGCCAGCAAGCCATTCCATAACTCGCCTCCAACCAGCCTTGCGATCTTTAACTGCTCTTACACAAGGAAGGTTGCGCCTCCACCATATCTCGACTGGATACTCACCAATACGTTGATCACCACGTTCAGGAGGAAATGTGTTAGCCCAGTCAAATGCTATAGCCTCAAGCTTAGTGTTCCATGGTCCGTCTAGATTATTCTTACTAGCCGGAGATGCGTAACCTCGTGTTTTTAACTTTTGTATAACATCTTCAGCCTGTTTACTTGACACGCGGCCAGCTTCGTATATTTCATCAAAAACGTAAATATCTTCGTTTTCATCTGACGCGTAAAACAACGTCGCAGCAGGAGCTGCTGTACCAAAGTCATGGCTTGCCCAGATACGCCACCAAGGTTTAATGTCCATCTGATCAACAACGTGCCATGGTTGACCTGATGAATCAAACTGTTTAAAATCAGGGAATAATCGACCACCTACTCCAACTTCGTGTTGACATTCACGCAGGAACGAAATAATTCCGTAATCGTCAATCTCACGTTGGCAGACTTCGAGGTTCTTGTGAACCCAGGTTGGAGTACCACTAGTAATCTTGTAACCAGTGCGTTTATCTTCACGCTCGAAAGGTTCGTATGTAAGGCCCTCTAACGCAGGAACAATGGGTGACTGAACCCGATGTTGAAGCATGTCAAGTTCACCAGACAAAGTCTGAGCCATTACGCTGTTTGCGTGAATCTTATTCTGCACAAAAACTATTGCACAGTCGGTGGACTTTGCTGGCAGGATAGTCTGCGTGATTGTTGCGATTTTCTTTTCGACGCGATTAACACTATCGTCAAGCTCATCAATGTCATCAAGGATGATGAAATCAGGACGAAGGTGATCAAGCTTGACTCCGCGAGCCCCAGTGTCGAGACCAAACGCCAGGACATTAAACCCATTAGCAGTCCTAAGCTTAGACGCATTCCAGCCTTTACTGAATCCATAACGGTTAAGTGCTCTCTCAATCCCGCAGCGCTCCATCGTATGTGCTATGTCAGATACGTGGCGGTCAGCTGCTTCCTGAGTACTACAAACGTATAGTAGGAAACGACGTGTGCCTTTAACGGCTATACGGGCAGCAATGTGTTCCATGGTAGTAGATTTACCGCCACCGCGAAACCAACACTCAATAAGAGCCGGTGGTGGTGTACCTGGGCTAATACTTTCAGCCCACTCCCAAGCACGTTCATGGTGAGTACCTAGTTCCGAAGACATAGCGTGTGGCGCGAATGTACGTAACCAAGTTTTATAGTCTAGCGATGCACCGTCTATTGGGAAAGCCCTACCACTATCGTAATCTCCAGTCTTAATTACTTCACCTATCTGAGCGTTTAAAGCCTCAAGCAAAGCTACCGCCAACGGTTTATCTGATTGAGTAAAACGTCTGAATTCTTTAGGAGTTGACCTATGCGCTTGTGATTTGGCCATCTGTCTCTTCTACTATGACTGCGTCTTGTATCTCAACTTCTTGTTCGGCATTGTGCATTCGTAATATCTTATTAATACCACCCTGTATAGCCATAAGTGAATCAGCATCACGAATAGATGTTTTTACAACTTCTACAATTTGCATAATAAGCATGAATGCTTGATCCGCTTCCAACGTATAGGCTTTCGTTTGCATAATGCGTTGCTCAGCTTCTACAAGATCAGATCTGCGAGATATAAGCTCAATAACGTCTTTACTTGCCGAATATTCATCCATACGCTCATTGAGTAAATCGCCAATCTGTTCAAATGCGTCAATAAAATCAGGACTGCCTAATTTTGATTTAGCTAACGAATAAGCTGCTTCAACTTTACGATATTGTTCTAGACCTACGCCTTCAGCAGCCGCTTCGGCGCGGGTATCCATCAACGCTGTTAAATATGCCGTGTCATCTCTTAGTGAGAATAGATCTGGGTCATCCCTGTAGTTGTCTACTTTTTCAAGTAGATCTTTACCAATACCCTTAAACCTACGACGTTCTTTTTGAAATAAATGGGATAGATACTGAGGTTTTTCTAACTTCTGTAATGCCTGTGAACCATGAGCTGCACAGTATTGACTTCCAGAAATGGCAGGACTTTTACAGTTACGTTTTTGATTACCATCCATGACAAACCCAGCACAACATTTGACATACTTGCCAAATGCTTTTCTGTACAACCCATCTTCGCGCTCAACGAACATAGGGTCATCTACGTTTTGCGAGTCTATCATCACGCAAGTATACTACCTGCATGCCTAAGTACGCACCCGATCATTACCGTAGTCTTGGATTCCCAGTAGTTGTAGTAGCAAAAGCTTGGGGTCTTGGGTTTGAGTTGTTTACCGCACTCAAGTACATAGCTAGAGCAGGTAAAAAACTAGGCGAGACGGAAACTGATGACCTAGTCAAATGCATTTGGTACATCACGTTTTATATTACACAAGACACAAAAGACGCTGACTGGTTAGTTGCAAAACTGTTAAAACGAATGGGAGATATAAACTAGAACCCTTTTTGTGATTGAAGCATATCAAACAACATCATTCTGCGTTTAGCTGCATCCATACTTATTGGTTCGGTAGTGTCTGTCCTAGGACGTTGTAACGCTGCATTTATGTCCCCAATTGCAGTTCGTCGCTTGGTGTCACCATATCTTGCAATAGCGTCATCTCCGCGAGTGTTACTATTCCTCATTGCGTCAAACAGTGGGTTACGTAAATCTAATCTTCCACCGCTTGCAATAGCCCCTAATGCAGGGATCATACTAGAAGCTATGTCAGGAGTGTTTGCTGTAACTGAATTGACAACATCCATCAATGGAACGTCAAATGCACCTTGCTGTCTAAAAGTGGGATCTTTTCTGTAACCAGGCTGTGGCATGAAACGCATAAGTAGGTCTTTTATTGCCTTTTCGTCACTCATATCCATGGCACTAGGATTTTTCATTGCAGCAATAATGTGTTTGCGAACTTCAACTGGTAACCCAGCATTAGTTAAACGTGTGTTAAAAGCCCCTAGGTACTCTATAGCCTTTTTCTCACCGTCTTTTTCCATTAACAGTTTTTCTATTGTTGCTGGATTACTAAAAGCTTTGTAACTACTAACTACGCCTTTTATAACGTCGTTTCGCTGGTTCATTGCATCTTCAAAATAAGGATCACCAGCAGGGGATGCCATCATTGATCCAATGATGGCATTTGCTCCTTTTGCTGGAGCACCAGACCCCAAAGCCTTAGCAAGATTTTTTACTGGGGCTGCTACTCGTGTGTTGTATGCCGACACAGCTTTTCCAACAGGGCTAGATGCAATCCTACTTACAGCTCCTTGAACAGCAGCACGTATTGGTGCTGCTCTAGGTTCAATTCTTTCACTCATGAATTTAGGAACTAAATGATCAAATGCAGCTTTACCTCTATTAAAAGTGTCATCAATAAATGGCAATCCAGTATTAAACGCACGAGACGCAGTATTAGCGACTGCCTTTGCAGCAGAGCCAACTACTGGAGCAACTTTTGCTGCTGCTCCAGGTAGCTTTTTACCCAGTTGTTGTGCGCCAAGTACTCCTGCTGCACCAAGTGCAGGAACAGTAATAGTTGGATCTAACATCCCTTCTGCTTGAGCTTTCATCAATTCAAACATAGATGGTTGCTTAGGTGGCATTAACGTAAAGCCCTTGCCTTAATGTCTTTGTATGTAGCACCACTAGGTGCTGCGTCAGCACTGCGACCCATTGCACGATATTCGCTTAGAATTCTTCCAGCTTTACCTGGATTTTCCTTATCAAACTTCTGTGCAATTCCTTCAGACTTGTAGTCTTTAAGTGTAGATTGTGCACCAATTTCTTTATCGTAACGATCCATTAGTTTTTTAGCTGTAGATTCGTCAACTGAATCACGCACAATCATCCCTTGAAGATGTTTACGTCCAACGTCACGTCCACGCTTAACGGTTGCATCAAACGCTTCACCAAGATATTCCGTAGGACTACGATTCGCCTTGTTGTTTGCACGAACACGATCTCCCAAACTAGGTTGGTTTGAACTAGATCCACTGCTGGCTGAACTCCCACCTGCTGCGGGATATAGTGCACGGTCTGATGCGTTACCTAATGATGGTGGAGCATTACGACCGGGAACAATCATGTCAGTTGTCTTTTGAGTTCCCTTAGCTGCATTTTCGTTTTCGTTACGATTTCGTGTAAGCAAATATCCTGTGCCAAGTCCGGCAGTAAGAATACCGAGTCCTAAAAGCCTACCTTTATTTTGGCGCGACAAACCCTTAACACCTTTGACACCTTTTGATGCATCTGCAAAGCTATCGATTGTTAGAGCTTTTGACATAGGTGGTTTTGGCGATACGTCTCCAGTTAAAAGCCTTGCCCCACCAACACGATACCTGCGATCACCAATGTCAAAAGCATCGCCAGGTTTAGGAATATTTATCTTAGTCGGATCAGGCATAGTGCCACTACGTTGTTTATTAAACATCGTTGGCGGAGACGGCTCGGAACCACGCCCTGGTGAAGGCGTGGGGATTTTATTTTTAGGATCGTGACGCGAAGGCACTAAAGGTGCGCCAGGATTAGTTACAGTTCTATCGCCAGAAACAACTCTTGCTCGTGACGAAGTTGCGTTAAATTCTGGTGTTACAGACGAATATTTTGGAGTACCAGTAATACCACGGACTGTACGAGTATATGGTTGTGTACCAGTAGGCCGTGATGTAGCCCCCGACTGCGTCCTGACTGCAATAGGGACTGCGCTTTGACCTGGCGGTACATACTTCACGGTCCTGGAAGGTGTTGGTGGATATTGTGGCGCTGGTCCATCAAAATTCATCGAGCCTTGACCTTTAGGGGCTGGCTTTGCAGCTTTAGGTTTACGCGTTTTAGGCTCAGCCATAGCTTAGTACTTGCCCTTCTTGCACATAGGACACTTGCAGTTTGCAGGGTGAGCCTTCTTGACACCCATCATGTCGGACATTGTTTTCATTGAAGTCGTAGTCTTAACTGGTTTCATCACTTTAGCCATTGGTTTACCCTTACTTATCTTTGTGTTCTTTCCGCTCAACCTTCATCATCTCAGACATACTAGGAGTACGTTTAAGACCATGTTCTTTTTTCTCCAGCTGTAACATTTTAGCTTTATTTGGAGTACTTTTTAATCCATGTTCACGCTGTTCTATTTCAGCTAAGTCCCTCATAAATGTATGTCGATTGTTGATGTTTTTAAGCATTAATTACAGTTCCATGCGCGAAGACTCTTATTGATTCGGCTGTTAGGATCTTTTGCCGTTTTAGCCGATGTGTTTACTCGCTTCATGCCTTCCATACGCGCACAGAATGATTTACGTCGCGCTGCATCTTTTGGTGTCTTTGGACTTGGGGCAGGAGGTTTCAGGTTAAGTCCTTCTGACTTTTTATAATGCGCTCTACCAGCAGCATTCAAGCCACCCGACGGGTTCTGATATTTCTTTACAACACCCATAATGTTGATTGTACTATAGCTAAAGTACTACGTTGCACTCGCATGTAGGCAGGTATATCATAGTGCAATGGAACCAATTAAGATAGCTATCAGATCTATATCTGACAACCCTCGTTTTATAAAGCCATCACAAGCAACACCTGGAAGCCACGGGTTCGACATTTGCGCGTCTGTCACTAAAGCAACATCTATACAGCCAGGTAAAATCGCTATTATTCCTACTGATATCAAATTACAGATGCCAGTAAATGTTGAAGCTCAAGTTCGTAGTCGTAGTGGACTTGCTGCTAAAAACGGTGTGTTTGTGCTTAATAGTCCTGGCACTATTGATTCTGATTACACTGGCGAAGTAAAGGTTATCCTTGCTAACTTTGGTAACGATGTGTTTTTTGTACAGCCGGGAATGCGTATTGCTCAACTTGTTTTTGCCAACGTGCCAACTGTAGAGCTAGTCAACACGTCAACTGGTGACCTATTTACAACTGAGCGTGGATCAGGTGGATTTGGAAGCACAGGCGTATGAGAACCCAAGCTAGACTCGTATGGATCACTCCTGACGCTGAATCTCACATTGCATATTGTGCACGGGTCAGTAATCCAAAGAACCAAGACAACCCAGACTTTGCCAAGCTGCTAAAGTATTGCAAGCGAAAGAAACACTGGTCTGTTTTTGAGATGGCAAACGCATGCTTGGAGATCAAAACTTCAATAGCAGTTGCAATGCAGATGCAGCGTCATAAGTCAATGTCGTTTCAAGTGTTCTCTCAACGGTATTCTCCTGTAGTAGAAAAGCCTATGCCTATACAACTTAGGCTCAAGCATCCAACTAACAGGCAGTCATCAATCATCGACGATAACAACCCTGAACTTCGCGAGATGGAATGCTTGGCTGATGAATCCGTAGCACTAGCATTTGACACTTACGAAAAGATGATTGCGTTTGGCGTTGCACCAGAGACAGCTCGCAACGTGTTGCCTATGTGCACACCTACAACAATGTACGTTAATGGCACTCTTCGGAGTTGGATCCATTACCTAGAAAGCCGTCTTGAAGAGGGGGCGCAAGACGAACATCAGCATGTTGCCACTATCGTATTGGCCATACTGAGACAACAATGCCCCACCGTATGGGAGGACTAATGTCTGACGAAAAAACCGTAGAGTCTGTAAACTCTGAGCTCACGTATCCACTTTCGGATCGTGAGCTAGAGATTTTACGTATGTTGCCTAAAGGGCGCACTGCAAAGATGATGGGTGTTGCTCTATCTATTAGCCACAGAACCGTCAATTTCCACTTAGATAACCTTTATTGGAAGCTCGGAGTAAGTGGCTTAGACGCTAAAAACAGAGCCCTTAAAAAAGGAAGAGCACTAGGATTGATTGACTAGTGCTCTTAACTTGCTTGACCCCAACTCAAGCAAGATTACATGTCGGATTCATCAATCTTACGAACAATGATTGGTGTACCTTCACCCATATATGCTCCAATAATGTTGAAGTCGATGTATTCGAGGGCTTCATCGTAGGTCATACCGTCTTCTATGCACTGTTTAACCATTGCGTTAAAGTCATATGCAACAACGGTGTTTTGACAAGGCTTGACAGCGATACCGTAGATAGCACTGTCAAACCCGTCATATGTAAGAGCGCCTTCGTCTACGAAGTCACCAATTGATTCGCTAGTCATCGCCAAACGGATCCGAGATGTCTTCAGTCTTTACAGGCTGACGTTGTTGTGGAGCCTGGAATGAGTTTTGGGCTCCACTAGAATCTTTCTTGCTATCAAGTGGTTGGATGTTATCAACAATAACTTCCGCAGCTTTGCGCTTTTCGCCATTGTGTTCGTACTGGCGGATGCGAAGCTTACCTTGAACTGCAATCAAACGACCCTTTGAAAGGTATGTACTAGCAAACTCTGCTGTTTTACCAAAAGCGGAAAGGTCAATGAAATCAGATTCTTCATTTTTTCCACGATCTACTGCAATACGCATATTAGCTACAGCGTTGCCACTCGCCAATGTCTTTGATTCAGGATCAGCTACAAGCCGTCCAATTAGCACTACGTTGTTCATATTTTCTCCTAGATAATGACGGTATCGTCAGTGATGATTGTTGCGTTGCGCTTGTTCTGTAGCATCATAGAGTTAATGATGCTGCTCGCAATCTCAATCATAATCCGACCTGGGACCTTACTGGTCTCATTCAGGGTAACCAGACGCTCCCATGCAGGAACGCATGCGAGCTCTTCCCCATTGATGGCATAGTGAATGCCTGTAACACCTTGGACGATTTTAATGTCAACGTCACAAGTGTTGCTTTTCTTCGCAATAGTGATCATAAATACCTCTAACTTATTGTGGTCACCCACGCAGGTATTATATCATTGATTGCGCTTACGTAGCTCTTTTGCAGCAGTTACAAAAACTTTTCGTAAAAGTACAGCATCCATAGATGCAAACTCTCCGTAAAGATCAATACTCTTACATAGATCCTGGAATGACTTTACTGGTTCATACTCGACACCAAAAAGTTTGCATGCGTCTTCAATATTGTCTGGTGCAACTTTAACACCAATTAGTTTTGCAATAAAGTTTTTCAAAAGTTCACCCTCAGTATTCCACCAAATTTGCCAAGTTCGCTCCACTGGCGATTTTTCTTGTATACGCCATCACCATCTCTCTCGACAACGCCGTCATCATCTGGTTCAGGAGAAGTGTTACCCTCTATGGTCCACATATACGTTGGATGTACGTCAAGAACAATGCCAATGTGTCCTATTCGACCTAACTGGCTGAAGTAAAACAGAGCTATGTCACCTTTACGTGGGACAGATGTTCCGTCACGTATAGCCGATACAGGGACCCACAAACTGTTGCGCTTAGCGTAGTTAGCCCAGTCCGGAGTGTACGCAGATCTAGGAAAAGCTGAGTTGTACGTGGTGTT